TTGGTGCTTCGTTAAAACGTAAATTAAGACCTTCTACGAAGTAATCTACGTTTGGTACCATCATTGTGTTGTAAGCAACCACAATTAAGTGCTCTGCCGAAGGAGGAGCGACTGGGGTGCCTAAAAATGATAATGTAAAGGTATTTTGGACTCCATCAAAGAGTGTAAAGGGGTTTTCTAGCTGTTGCTTCTTCTTATTAAACTGTGGATATGAAATACCTGGTGTAATGATAACATCAGGACCACGAGTAACCTTTTCATAGTATATTACTTCATTATCAATCATTATGGAGCCATTTTGCTCCTGGAATCCATCTATGCTCTCAATCTCGATCTTCTTATCGTACACACCGATATCTTTGAGCAACTTAGTCTCACTGGACAGTTGATCAGATGTATAATTGTCTAAATCGAGATATCTTAGTAAATTATTGAGGATATCATAAGGACGACCTGTTTTCTCTTGAGACTTATAATACTCAAAGAGGAAGTTAACCAGTTGTCGGTCTTCTTGGCGAATAAACTCAGGTAACTGATTTTCGACCCTATCAGAGACGTTGATATTCTTTGTAATCGGCATCTATCTTAGAAACAGGATTCGGTTACTGGATACGTGAATGTATCAGTTGGATAATCGATAATATTTAGTCCAGTTGTGTCACCGAAATTATAACCATTAAAGTTATTCGGATCGAAGGTTGGAATGGACACATCGTTGATGGTGTAGTCAATTGGATTGACTGTTGGGTTGAATATTGTTGGATCTACTCCAGGTGGTACCGCAATTGATCCACCAGCAGGTAAAACTTGGATAGGCAACCTTGTAGTGTCATCTGGGGTGCCTTGTATCGCTACAGGACCAACACAGACTTGACCACTGCCATAATCCACACTTCCAACGGAAGGATTTAACACTAATTCAGTTTCATCCCTTGTTGTAACAAGAATTAGGTTACCCTGACCGTCATCTCTTATATTTACAGGTACCAAGACCTGATTATCAGTCCCAGTAGCAATTCCAGTAGTAGTTACTGCTGCTGAGGTCGTTCCATCACTCAAAGTTAGGTTTACAAGGTCTTCAGTGTAACCAGTGGCATAAAATGTGCCAGATTTCACTGTTGAGAAGGATGGTTTACACTTATTATCATCTCCAGTGTTATCTCCGTCTTTTGGAGTACCAGAATAGTTGGAAGGATCATAAAGTGGGTTACCAAAGTCTAAACATTGGGTAAATACACTTCCAAACTCAAATTTGTCCAAATTCTGACCTAATGTCATCTGAGTGACGTTACCAGAAATGGCATTATCAGCATTATCAATCATAGATCCGAATTTAGACCCATCAATACGTCCACCAAACCTATTTGTAGCACCATTCTTATTCCATTGGTCAATTCCTTGCAAAATCTTAGTTCCAAGTTGTGCACCAGTCAAACTAGTGTCATTTCCATTGTAATAAACGTAAGATTTAGGAATAACGTAGAATGTTGTTGGGTCAATGATGACTGGCTCGATAGAAGCAACAGAATACTTCAATAAGTCCTTCTTAATCTTCTGTTTTGTCGTCTCATTGAGCTTATTTCCTGTTTTTGGACGGATTGCAACGTAAACTTTACCATAAACAGGTGGATTTAGCTTCTCACCACCAAATGCAGTCACAGATGCTGCTTGAGGATAGATTTCAGAGACAATATGCTCAAAATCATTCTCAGTAACAGCTCTATTTTGAGTTGCATACGCTCTAGGTGCTCTAAACTTAACTGAAAGTGCTGTTTCACGGTCTTCACCATCCTGAGCAGCGTCTTTTGTTGTTAATGCAATGGCATTTGGTGAAATAACTCTGTTATCACTGTCTATTACGTTACCAATGAAGTTAAAACCCTTAGCACCGTTAGCTTCAACCCCATCTGTAGAGACATAAGTGATAGTAATGTATTCTCCATCGATTAATTTACGTCCAATTGACCCATCACCGAAAACTAAACGATATCTCATGTCGTCAGTCTCTTCCAAATAGTAAATTCTGGAAGTTCCGTCTGAATTTGTTACATTTGCAGCAGTGCTATAGGTATCAGTCTCTGAAGATTGAGCAGTTGGAGAAATATCTACTGTTAAAAGACCTGTATCTACGTTTTCATCAGGAATAATGAAGTCTTGCTTCTTAGTATAGTCAACTGTGTAGTTATAAGTCAGTAAATTACCCTGATATACAAGCACATTATCAAAAACTGCTAGTCCAGTGCCACTATCTACAGGGACTTGGATGTCTTGAGTCAATGCAAAGGTGTAAGTATCGTATTCATTGTCAGCAACGAATACATCACCCTTCTTTAGGGTAGCAAATTCTGGGAAAGTGGTGCCATTTAGACCAACTGTAGTCTGTGCGGTCATTCTGACACATGCTCTAGGTGCTTTTATTGACCTTGGAGTGTAATTTAACTGCTTTGCGATCCTTACAATGTTATCTCTGACCGTTGCAGTCTCTAAAAACGCTTCATTCAACGCCATGTTAGCGTTAAAGGCAGTGTAATATGTGTTATATGCCAGTATGTCGATCAAATATGATGCAGAACTACCCTCAAAATCATAATCTGTAAACTCTTTTCGAGTTCTTAGGTATGATTTGATGGATTCTTTGATCTCAAAGAAGTCTAATGACGTTAACTGTGATGGGATGGCTGCCATTTTATGCTCTCTCTAGTAGAAAATCGACATTTTGGACTTCTTGCTGTCCAACAATCGTATAATCTATTGATATTTGTACTGAATTTATATCAGATTCATCACGAACGCTAACTCCTGTGCATACTACACGAGGTTCTAGTCTTGATATTACGTTGAATATCTCACTCTTCATAGAATCCACACTGAATGGATCCCATGGTTCAAACAAAAGTGCCCTAACCTTAGATCCAATCGAAGGTTGGAATGGTCTTTCACCAAACATTGTCAGTATAAGATTCCTAACTGACTGCTTAATAGCGTTTTCATTCTTAACCACGCCAAAATCGCCAGTAGCGGGATTAGCATTGAATGAAGTTGCTAAGTCTTTAAATCCTCTACTGACGTATTTTTCAGATCTGAACCTGTAAGAAGGCATTCTTGTCTACCTTTGCAAAGATATTTATCGTTATATCTTTTATTTATAGGGTTTTCCCGACTATTTACCTTGACCCCTATACCTTTTCTTAGCTGCGTTACGTGAAGTGGCAGCAATTTTTGTGTTTTTTGAGTTTCCTTGTCTAGTTTTCTTTGCTGGAGGTGCTGTATACCCACCAGTTGAGCCGTATAATGCCATTTTTGGTTAATAAACTACTATGATGATAGCACAGTTGCATGCCCCCACGCAACTACTGATGAACAAGGGTAACTAAATCCTGAGAAACCGACTCCTAGAGGGTCTAAGATACGTGCAATTGGCAATTTCAAAGCAAAGACTGTTAAAGTTGTTGCCATAAGGATCCTAGTATGTCCTACTCCACCTCCATCTTCGATTGTAAGGGTGCTACAAGGTATCGGAGTGGGCGTTGGACAGGTCGCTTTACCACAAGGACACATGTACACAACAATATTAGTACATACCGCTATATGTGGCATGAATGTATCACCGTGTAACATAATCGGGATACGATTTACCTGCACAGTTGCCCTATAAGGAGTAACAGGGAATATGGGAATTAGGGGTTGAGGGGGCCACCAACATGTATATTCCTTTATGACTATGCTGTAGGGGATAGGAGGGGTGCCACACGCCTGTACAGAGTGCACAGTGGATGGTAAACACAATCCATGACCACTACAAGGTAGTCCGTTTAGAGATGATACTGGTAAGAGATATCCAAATGCCATATTATAACCTCTTAGGGAATACTACATCATTAAGTGAGGTGCCGTCAGTCCAGTTTTCAGTCTCATTACATTCGTCAAAGAATGGGTTACCATAATTCTTCAACGCCCTACCCAGGGCTATAACTCCACCTGTTAACCAGTTTCTTACAGTCATAGTACCATTGTAAGCACCCATAAGAATTCTTTGATCACTTCCACCTCCCTTCATACGTTGAGGATTAATAGCAATAGATGCATCCATACACTTATCTAGTGCTAGACAAGTATTACTAGGTTGCAATTGAGGTACCTGACAATAAGTCTGACCTGCTATACCATTACCATTAGCATCATAACCACAGTATACAGTAAGAGGACCGTCAGATGCATTAACTCCCCGTACGTATGTATCCCAACATTCATTAGGTGGTACATTGTTGGTACATGCTGCTACGGTTAATGCAGTATAATCCACAGAGTGAGGTGTACCTGCTGGATCTCCTGCCGTAGGGTGACCTAACCATGTCTGCACTGCTGCACTACTAGTGATATTCTGACCAGCCCACATCTGCAATTGTTCCAGCTCTGTATAGTTAGATCTATTGTAGTCGTAAGTGTTTTCATCTAACCCCACAGGCACAAAGACCATATTACCAGCATCTTGAGGATCTCTGTAACATCTACCGTCTATACTACTCCTCTTACACTTCCATGTCTTCTCACCAGCATTAGTTGTTATATCTCTCTTTGCTTGTAGGAAGGGCACTGGTCTTTCTCTAAGGAAATCCATGAATGCTGGTCCTTGACTACCACCAACATATCCCTCTATTTCCATTGATACTCTGAATGTAGCT